ATCTTTCTTTCTTGATTTGGATTTCATGAAATAATTAAAAAACAGGCATCTCAACGAATTGTGCTCGTCGGACACGATGTGTGAACGTTGTGATTGGTCCTTTTATTTTGGATTCCTCAATCTATAAAAACCTATAAATAATAAACCCAACGCCCAAGATTTACCCTTCCTTCTTGTCCTCGGTACAAAACAATAAATAAACAATGACATTAGAATTACGCCGTTTTGATATGAAGTCCATCACGTTTCGTCCGGACGAAAATAAGGGACCGGTGATCGTCTTTATAGGTCGTCGTGACACAGGCAAGTCGTATCTTGTGAGAGATTTGTTATTTCACCAACAAGATATTCCCATCGGAACAGTAATTTCAGGAACCGAAGCCGGCAACGGTTTTTATTCCAAATTGGTTCCAAAACTATTCATTCATCACCAATATAGCCCCGTCCTCATTGATAATGTCTTGCGTCGTCAAAAAATGGTTTTGAAACAGATGGAGCGTGACCAATTGGCTGGGAAACGAAACACCACAGACCCGCGGTCTTTCGTGATTTTAGACGATTGTCTCTACGACAATTCCTGGGCGCGCGATAAGCTCATGCGAACGCTTTTCTTGAACGGCCGTCATTGGAAAGTGATGCTGGTAATTACGATGCAGTATCCCCTCGGAATTCCTCCCACATTACGAACCAATGTAGATTACGTGTTTATTTTACGTGAAAATTACATTACGAATCGAAAACGAATCTGGGAAAACTATGCTTCTATGTTTCCGACATTTGAGTCTTTCTGCAGTGTCATGGATCAAACTACCGAAAATTATGAGTGTTTAGTGATTGATAATAACACAAAATCCAATCGTTTGCAAGATCAGGTGTTTTGGTATCGCGCCAGCGACCACGGAGATTTTCGATTGGGATCCAAACAGTTTTGGGCTTTATCGCAGCAAATGACCGATGATAGCGACGACGATATGTACGATCCCAAAAAAGCGCGTAAACCGCGCGCGGGACAAGAAATCACTGTCAAAAAGAACGGTGTGTAAGGCCTGTATTTTTTTTTCTTTCGATCATCATAATACGATATTATTATGATGACGAAGACTCGACGAAATCGACCCCGACAAAAAGAAGTAACCGGAGCAACCCGGCGCGTTGGAGGGAGCCGGAGCCCCACGACACAGTTCATTGAAATGCGAGAAAAGATTCGAGTGTGGAGTATCGGTGAGTTGACTGTCCATTTGGATACAAATATTCCGACAACGCCGCCTCCGCCGAAGACTACCACCGCAGAAACGACAATGGACATACCTGTCGTGGCAAAAACGCATCAAGAAATATTGACGGCCTCGGTGGTGGGTCTCAAGAACGTCCGAAGCGACATGAAACCCTTCTTTTCACCCCTCATCCCCTTCCATCTGGGGACATCGTTTCTAGAAAAGAAAACGTCGACACTCGACAAAATCGCGGTCTTCTTCGGCCGAGAAACATTCACCGAGTTTCTAGATTCTTGCTATGAACGAATGGAGACGTCCTCCAAAGAAAATCTCGATCAAACCACGTTGAAAGAACGTTTTCGCAACGGAGGAACCGCCCACGAAAACGTGCTGTTTCTTCTGAAACTCTTTTTTCGAAAACCCGATGACTACATCGAAGAAACCATCCGTCCGATTGCGACCCATCTACAAACAAATATTATGGGCACCATTCTGGGGCTATGGTCCGGGAAAAAGGGAAAAGACCGATTGGCCGGCGATTCTGTGGCTCCGTTGACCATTCAAGGAAATCCATATTTTGTGCTGAGCGCGGTGTGGCAAAACGATTTCATCAATCACAAGAAGTATTTGGAAGCCTATGAAAAATTCATGAATTACAAACGATATTTTGAGAATCTTCGTCCGTCCATTCTGACTCAAATGCAATCGTGGTACAAAGACGAGGTGGAATCGTTTGAATTGCAGTACTATCCCATCGAAATCGTCGAGAAGATTCTCGACATGATTGCTATTCAGTTTTTAGATGAGGACCAAGTGATCCAACGAGTCGTTCGATACAATCCGGTACGGCTATGGTCGGAAATTGCAGATGCAGAAAGACAGAAAGAGTTTGGAGAGAAACGGCGGGAGTATCTTACTGACGACCGGGCTATGAAGGATTACGAAAATTATTATAAACAGCGACGATCGAGATCGAGGCCGAACTATGGATATGGCTATGGCTATGGCTATTATCGACGTCCCAGGCGTTATCATCCTTCGTACTATTACTTGGGAGGGGACGGCAAACCGGCTGATCTAGAGGAAAAGAAAGAGGAGCAGAAGAAAGAGGAGATCTCTCCTTCTCCTCCTCCTCCGGCGCCGGCATCGACGGAAGAGAATTCTCGAGTCGACGCGGCCGACGCGGCCGACGCGGATGATGATGATGATGATGATGATGATCTCGAGGAGTATAGTAAACACAACGACGGAAACGGTGACGATGGTGACGACGATGACGATGGTGACGACGATGACGATGACGATGACGATGATGGCAAAGATCGACGAAAGAAACAGCTTCAGAAGAATCGTCTTTTTCAGAAATTTCTTCGTGATCGAAACTTTTTCGAGGAGAAGTCTTTGTACTCTGCCTCTGTTCTCATCAAAACACATTTTCATGGACAGAAGTTTGAAAAAAGCTTAATCTACATGATCGAGGCACTTGAGAACTTTGTCGTGAAATGCATTGCTTTTTTTAGGAAAAAAAAGAACAAAAAAACAGAGAAATACAACAGTTTTCGAACTTCCTGGAAATCATCTTCCCTCAGATTCGATGACGAGGACGACGAAAATGAAAAGGAAAATGGAAAGGTCGACGAGGGGGAGGAGGAAGAGGAAGAGGAAGAGGGGGGAGAGATGAAGCAGAAAAAAAAGAAAGAGATCCCCGAATTCGAAGAAGTGAAACGAGTCGAGGACTTTTTGGACACAAAGGACCCGAATAACTCGTCGTCAACCGCCGCGTCGTCGTCGAGGACGAAACTCCCGCCCGATAAACTCATGCAGTTGCGGAAGTTGTGGTTCGAGTTTCTCGAGTACAAGAGAAAGACATGGCCATATTTGAAAGAAGATCGATTTAACCCCACACTTCGTCTGTTTATAGATAAGTTGGCCATATGTAACGAAAGTAACAACAACGACAATAATAACAAATGCATCGAACGCGGAAAAATCACCAATCAAGAAATTTACGTCGGCGTTCAGCCAAAAGACGAGGGTAAGAAATACGAAATACATGTGATGATTGACGTCATTGGCGGAATTGGCAGCGATGGAAACGTGAATGGGATGTTCGATTGCCGATATCGCGACGAAGAATTGGGAAACCTTATCATGGCGTATTTTTCCAAGAAGAATGAACATAGCCGATACTTTTTCGATGTCAAAACCAAACAATCGGTGCGAATCAAAAAACCCATTTGGCGAAGTCCGGACACCGAGACCAACGCCGATGGAGAGAAGACCGATTTCGACAGAAAGTGGAATAATAACTATAAGAAAACAAACATCTTCGGAGGTACGATCCGTCGGCGCCCTTGCTCATCTCGTAAAACGAAACGAAAATAAGCGGACTTACCCATCTATAAAAATATATTTCCGCATGGTTTCTTGCGAAAATATATATATTTTTTTCCGTCCATAAAATGGATCGCGGCGAATTGATTCTTGATACAGTTTTACAAAGAAGACAAAGAAGTATCTTCTACTAAGGAAATGGTGGTGGACGGCCGCGAAGCGGTCGATCCAGTCCCGGATTGGGCATTCTTGCGTTTGCGGGCGGCTTTGGGCATTTTGGTCGTCGACGACGCTTGTAAATCCTTTAAAGAGGCGATGCTCACCACCGAATCCTCTTCTCGTTCACTCTGAATATCGACCACGACCGAAGAGGCCGCTGGTGGGCCTGCGGCCAGTGAAGATAAAAAATGGTCGATGGGAGGAGGAGATACTCCGGCTGCCGCCACCGACACGGCCGGACCGGTCATCTCGCGACGAGGACGTTTCATCGTGGACTCAAAATCGTCGGGTCCCGTTCGAACTTCATTCGACTGCTGCACATTCACGCCGCGTTCTCGAAACATAGGTGCCGGCATTTGATTCAATGGCGTATTTATGCCCATTCCGCGGGCGGCGGCCAAATCCGGGCGCGAGGAAATATTCGGCGTGAATCCCATACTGCCTGGACGAGGCGGGGGAGGTGGAGCATTCGGACCCTGGGTTTCCATGGGAGGAGGAGGACGAACATTGCTTTGTAGAATGGAGCTCATGAACCCTGCCCCGCCCATGGGATCTTGGCGATTCATGGTTTCTACGGCCGAATTGGTGAAAGCCCGCAGTAAATCGGGACTTTGGCGTAAAATGTCGTTCACCGAGGGAACCGAAGAAGAAAGAGCTTTATTCGTGACATTGATCATGACCGCACTAAATACCAGTTTCATCAACAGCTGCACTTCCGGGGCCATCTTTCCTCCTTTATACTTTTCGTGGAGTTCGACCAAGATATCTTCGTATGAATCAATGTCTTCGCTGATTTGTTCTCCCCAGCCATCCAGATTCAAGTCAAAAGGGTTGAAGGTCGAATTTGCATATTCGATCGTATTCACCGCCGTAATAATCCACCATTGCTGCAGTTTTAAAGAATCTTTCCGTCGTTTATCTTCCATACATGCTTCGTATTCATCCTCAATTTCTTCATACGGAGTATCCACGGTAAAGCGAGGGTCATTCTTGATGATTCCCTTGGAATGCCAATCTTGGATGCGACGAAGCATTTTCTTTTTCTCACGAAGACGGTCACGAGAACTTCGAGGAGGACCGCCACCGCCGCCAGACCCCATGAAATCCGACGATCCGGATGGAGACGACGACGACGACGACGATGATGATGATGATGATGATCCAAAAAGCGACGAAAAGAAACTCTTTCCTCCTCCGCTGCCGCCGCCGCCACCCCCTCCACCACTCGACAAAGCGGCATCATTGATTTTTGAGAATCCGTCCCAGGTCGAATTATTGTTTGCCGACGGTAATGACGAGGACATCGAAGACCCTAGCTCCACATCGTCAGACAAACTAGTACTATCCCCGCTGCCACCGCCGCCTCCCCCGCCGAATCCAAAAAAATTGCCGAACGACGACGACGACGAAGACCCCCCTGACCGTCCTCCTCCTCCTCCTCCACGCAACTCGCTTTCTAGATTGTCTAAATCGTCCAAATCAATATCCGACGATTTTGAGATGGACCGTTTCGAGTCGTTCATGAGGAATTCAATCCCGGCCGTCATCGCATCTCCACCGCCCCCCGCATCTCCCCCGCCTCCCCCACTATCGCCAGCGCTTCCGAATGAATCAAAATCGATTTCTTCCATGGATTCGTTTTTTTTGTCGTTTCGGCTTTTTGAATTACATAACGTTTAATTATTTTCCAAAGAGTAACGCGGCGGAAAGTTTTTTTTTCTTCACCATATCCATATCCATATCCATATCCATATCTATAAACAGCCTATGGCCAATCCGATCCAACGTCGTGTGAGGATGGTCGAGGAAATAAATCGTAAGCATACGAAACGATACGGCGTGAATTTTCAAACATTGGTCGAACCGTGTTTCTATCGGGCCATTCACGAAGAATACCAATTGGCCAACTTCACACCGCCGACGACGCCGGGCCGCCGGCCCCCGAATCATCAAATTATAGTGTCGCAGATCTTGTTTCAAGATAGTAAACTTTGGCCGCTATTGAAATCCCCATTGTCTATCGCGCAGGGGACAACACTACGACAAGGACCCAGGGGGGCGAATGAACCGGTGGTCGATAAAATATTTTTCGACAGCAATGAATTCACTGGCCAATCCAGTCTGAAAAAAAACAACGACAACTTTATTTATTTCACCGGCGAATACATTTCTTCCGTCGGCACTTCTAGTTCTCGATCGTCGTCGTCGTCGTCGTCGTCGTCGTCGTCCTTGCCGCGAAATATTTGTTTTTATGGATACGTCAATCTCCAAAGAAATGTCGTCGATGTCGGTGGATTGAAATACCCGAATCAGTCCTTGTGCGCCTACGACGGAATTCTATTATTGAATATGTTTTGCCGAGCTGTCCATCTCATGAACCAGGAGATAGTTCGTCTTCGAGCCAAAAAAAAAACCCCCTTTCATCTCGAATTATTCGACGCGAGTGAAGTTTTCTATCGCGTCGGAAAATCGTCGTCGTCGTCGTCGTTATCGTCATCATCCTTATCTATCTTTAAAGATCGAATCCTACTGGCTCCGGCCTACATTTTGTCCAAAGGATTTTCATGGTACAACAGCATGGGGTTTATATCCTACGTGGCCAAACTCGAATATATTCATAATTACGCGCTGCGTCGTCGGCCGCTGATTCATTTTGAAAAAATCCGCGCGTTTCGAGAAAACTTTGAAAACGGAGTCCTTCCGGCGCTGTTTCGTGAGCTGGGGGACAACCCGCTGCCTATGCGGATCAATGTAGAAACAACCACCGTGGCCGAATTCTTCGATCGCGTCCTTTCTCCCATCGTCAAAACATTTCCTCGTTGGACGGAAGAAGATACTAATGCGGTAGTAGCCGTCGACGAGGATATATTTAGAACCTACGTAGGCATTCTTGAGATGTTTCTTGCCCCCGACGATTTGCGATGTCCTACCATACGATACAATCAAGCTTTCGACAAGCTCTTCGATAGCGATAATATTACGACCCATCCCGGACTATTGAAAGAAGCGGATTCATGTTCTTTAAAGATCATGTACGATGAGTACCTCGCATTGCCGTCCAACGTATCCGCGTCGTCGCCGAGATTGCCATCTCTAAAAACTGAAGCGTCTTATGTCGATTTCCTCGACGAACACTGTCATGCGAGTTCCTTGAACATTGGTCCGCATTTAGAGACGGCGTTTCTCATCTGGAAACTTGTGTTTCGCTATGGATCCCTGAACGACCCTTTCCTGTCCGAATACTACCTCAATATCAATCACGCATCTACTCGGACAAAGTACGCAAACGATATGAAACAGCAATATTTCCCCGCCGTCCGCAAAAACGTCGCCCTTCTGGAAAAACTCCGCCGCCGACGAGACGACGACGACGACGGCGCCGACGCCGACGAAGATACGGCGGCCATTCTAAAAACACAATGGCGACTATGCGGGCAATTCGGACACTCGCCGCACGCCGACATGTCTCTACTGAATATCGTCAAACGTCTGGACGCCGATGAACTTGGCCCCATTCCATCAGAAATAGTGGCGTTTATAGATGCACACAAGACTGATTCCAATGAATCCCATTTCGCGCCGATTTATTTTATGATGGTACCCTCGTCGTCGTCGAAATCAACTCGTTCGAGACCGGGAAAACCAACAAGGTCGTCTACAATCAAGAATAATAACAAACGCCCTCGACCGAAATCTGCGTCGTCATCGTCGTCGTCGCGTAGCGTCAACAAAAGGCAACGAAGACAAAAATAATAAAAAGACACATCATCCACGGCGGGAACGGTTTGTTTGTGTGTGTGTATGTGTGTGTCTGTGTGTTTTGTTTAAAGCTTACACATGCCTTGTAACAAACTATCTGCCAAATCATCTTTTTTGTTGTGATCTTCAAACAACTGTTTCCAGGGTTCCAAGGACGGCGACGAACCGAGCCAGCGGCGGCATAATTCGATGCCGCGGAGTTTCCGATCTTTGTAGGTAGTGGATTTCTTGTCGGATATCGTCCGTTCTTCGGTCGTCGTCGTCGTAGGGGTCGACGACGACTGCGGAGGAGGACTGACTTTGAGCTTTTGACTCGACGACACATATCTCACCATGATCGGAGTAGTCTGGACACGTTTCATCAGAAAGTACATGGTAAGCATTCCCTGAATACATTTCATACGGGTGGCAATGGGTCCGATCTGATTTTCTATGCGTACTTCCGAAATCTGTTCCATCATTCCCGGGTTCATCTCAAAAAAAGCATCTAAATGATCAATCAATCGCCGGCCCGCCGTAATGAGATCAAGGTTACTTCCACCTCCACCGCCACTACCGACACTACCTTTCTGTTTGGCCGACAAAGGAAGTTTGCACCAGAAAAGTTTAGACATGGAGTCTTCCGGACAAACCGTGACTCCACGTTTACGACAAAACTTGACAAAAGCGGCGTTTGTATTGGCTGCCCGGAATTTGGCCGCCGTGGCCGCACTTAGAATCAATCGTTTATCGACTCCCGTGGAATGCACGCTACAATAAAAACGTCCCTGATTCTCGATACATGCGCGCTTTTTGCATTTTCCGACCATACACCCCGGCGGGGGTTTATAGATGGCTCCTCTTTCTCCTCCTCCTCCTCCTCCTCCTCCTTCTCCTCCTCCTTCTCCATCACTTACGACGTAACCGGTGGTCAAATTAAAAATCCCCCATGCGTGAATGGTCAAAGGCGGCTCAGGGGAGACAAAACAGTAGGCCAAGTTTTTGATGCCGACGTCGAAACTCGCGACAATCATACTAGAATCGTTTCTTCAGGCTTGGACATATTTTTCTTTATAGATCTTTATATATAATCTCTATCGTACTGACCCATTCGCCGGCCGAAGGTCAGCAATCGCGACCCGATACGATAAGACTAGACTCGTGTATAGACCAGACCGTACTTACAACACACGCATGTTTCACTTATTGAATCTGGACCGGACGACCGGCCCACCGCCGACTCCCCCACCTCCTCCACTATGGTCTCATTCGGGTCAACGAACGCGAAGAAGTCTTCGGCGGCCAAAAGAAATATACGTTCCGGAGGATTGGAGACGAGAAAAGAAACGCCAGCGAACTCATCGGAACTACGACGGCTACGACGGCTATGACGGCTTCGCCGTCGACAAAAAGGAGATGGGTCCAAGAAAGAAAAAACAACAATACGCCATCCAGAAACCGGGGATGATGATGAAAGTCCGGGAAGGTTTGGCCAA